TTTTTTATAAACCCCCTTTTTCTGGTTTATGATGTACATCAACATTTTCCAGCCGCGTTATCGCGATTTTATCAAAGTATTCTGTCTGGTATTCGTATACCGTCCAAAACGCTAAATGAAGCGGCAAGCGGTATCTGTTGATATATTGATTTGTGTCGTCAGTGTATGGTAAAAACTGCATATTTTCGCAGTACAATAAAGCTATATTGTAGTTCTTTTTGAAAAAGTCAACCGCAACATCAGAACGCCCCAGCGTTTCAAAGTATTCGGCACGCTGCAATGCTCGTTGATAATCGGCGTCACAAAAATCGACGTTAACGACATATTCACGGTAAGAACGTGTTTCCGTCGTTCCTGCTTCTGTAACAATCTGCTCCCCGACATTCGTACCTATTCGGCGGGTACTGGCAAGAAAAAATACTACGTGTTCCCGTGTCTTTGGCAGTGCCGAGTTGTTCTGCTGCCCGAGGTAAATTTGTTCAGCAGTTAACGGCGGTTGCATATAAGCACGCAAATAGGCTTCTACAGCTACGTTAATCGCTCCATGCTCCAATTACTTCACCGCCTTTCTTCCGACGCTTGTAAGGTCGTTTCCTTCGTCGTCAGGCTGATTGGTAAAGTCAGGGTATGGCGGCACTTGCAATGTTACTTCACAGTTAGCCCAACCGACATTAGACCAGTCCTCAAACATTGCTGTGATTTTCCAAAATTCACCGGGCTTGCGCTCGATATAATCGCCTGTGCGTAAGATTGGAACTCGTGCAATGCCCTCAATAGGTCTATTGTTATCGCTGGCAAGGAATATCTGTTCTGTATGCGCCGTGCTGTTGATGTTTTCGAGATGTTGTAAGCGATTCGCTTCGTTTGGCTGAAACTGCACATTTACAGTTGCAGGGCTAAAAAAAAGCGGTGTAACAATGCCGCTGATATTTTTTTGCCCTGCTGACTGATACAAGATAACTTGTTCGTCAGGATTTATGGCAGTTATAGCCCTCCTAACTACCATGTGCAAATTAATTCCGTTCATCTGTTACACCCTCTTTATTTAACTTTTACGTTATTTGTTACCGCGTTTATCATAGTAGACGTATCAATCAAAGCCCGGTAAGGGTCAGTTGCTACGGCGTTTTTACCGCTTTGTGCCTTGCGCTGTTTCATTCGGATAGTGGCAGGGCTATTCGGTCGAGGGTCGTTCCACTCCCATTTTTTTATAGTATCCTGTATGTCCGCTTTCATTTCTTTTGATACAGCAGTGTAAGCATTTAAAAGCGCGCCGTTCTGCGCCGACTTACCTTTTAACAGGGCAGTAAGTTGCTTGCTCCATTTGTTTTGTTGTTCATCTACAGTCCTTTGCATGAAGGGGCGTTCAGGAACGCCGCCAATGCCCTTATTTTGGATATAAGCAACATAGGCAACATTTATTCCGCTTGGATAGGTTGCGTCCGCTGTAAAGCCCGCCTGTGCTTCCGGCGTTTGTCTTACCAGATTTCGCAACTTCTTTTTCCAGTTACCGGATGTCCCTGTGCTGTTACCTGCAACAAGCTTGACTTTTAAACGCATAATAACGCCCGCCTGCTCTGTACTTTGCGGTTAGCGTCCAAAAAAGCATACCGCATTGTGTTTGGTTATACCAGTTAAGCGACATTGGTAGGGTATAGCTTGTTGATACCTTGCCCTGTGTCGCGCCGCTCAAAACGCCTACAACAAACGCACCGCGCTGCTGTAGCTCGCTTATATGGCAAGTGAGCAGGTAAAGCAGCGTTTTACGTTCGTCAAGGTCTTTCACGGCTGAATTGACGGAATTATTTAAAGCCAGTGTTGCTATTTTGAAGTTGTTTTCCAAAACAACATCATCTACACCCGCTAACTGCGGATACAGCTTTTTAAATTCTTCCGGGTCGAATATAACGATATTGTTATCATCAGCCATTTTTAAGCCCCCTTACTTAAAAGGGGTCGTTGAAGCAATAACCTTTTTCGGGTCAAGTGGCTCGTTCCCGTTACGCAGTTCTTTGCGTTCGTGGATTGCGCTTTTTGTAAAGCGGGTATCTCCTGTTGACGCAAAAATCAACCCGTTAATGATTCTAGGGTCTGATTTATGCTGTTTTTTAATCAGTTCCCACATATCCGCAGGAACGCCGAATGTCATACCGAACGCGCCACCGATTGGGTTTTTGCCCATTTCAAGCCCCGCAAGATGTTTGTTGTTGCCGTTAAATTTAACCTCGGCAAGACTACCGTTTGGCAGTCTTACAGCAAAAATCACGTCTTGATAAGAATTGCAGCATACCGTAACAGTGTCAACTTGTTTGGTCGGGGAAGCTTGAACAGGTTGTTTGGCGTTAACTTTTTCAACTTCCTTTTCCTCTACCTCGCTGACTTCGTCACCTTCGTTGGGGTCATAAGTAACGGGCTTTTCTTCCTCAATCACTTCTACCCCTGTCGGCTCGACTTCCTGCGGCAGTAATGCTTCTGTATTCTTATCATCAACGATTGTTACAACTTCATCTTCTTTTACTTTTTTTGGTCTAGCCATGTAGCAGCACTCCTTTTTTATTAGTTACTGTAAATTAAACGCCTGTCATTTTGCCGATTGCAAACGGTCTATAAATGATAGTGCCGTAAGAAGAACCGACGAATTTTTGATGGAAACTGGAGCTTTCCGGAATTAAGCGCATAGCACGGAACTTTTCGCTAAATCCGATTTGAGCGGTCGGCAGTCCTTCGATTGTCGGAGCGACAAGCAGAATGGAAGTGCCGCTAGTTGCGGTAGCCAGTTCAGGCAATACAACGAAACGGATTTTCGGGAAGTAGGTTTCCAACATTTGACGTGCAGAGATATTGAAGTCAGTTGCTTTGCCAAGTTGTACCTGTGTAGCGGGTGAGGTAGCAAGTACAAGCTCGGTATTAGCGTCAATGTGTCCTGCGCCGCGGTCAGCCATTTTGCCGAACAGATACAGTACATCTTCGTAAATTTCTTTAGTGGATTTATCAGCCCACAGAGTTTTGGATGCTGCCTTTGGCAGCGGAGTAACTTCAGCAGGTAAATTCGGGTCGTTGAGCAAACCGTAAATCTCCAAGCCTGCCACGCCATACAAGGCGAATTTGTTGCTTGCAATATCAATTACAGTAGCAGCAGCACGTTGTTTATCTGCTGCCAGTTGCAAACGTGCGCGGCTTGCGACGTCGACTTCTCTATCGCCATAACGGATGTTAGTTTGATAGATGTATTGAGTTCTTACCGGAAAAGTCGGGTTTACATCAGACGCACCGCCTTGACCGTAGTCGGTGTAAGCTTCAACCTCGCCTGTGATTTCAGAAGTTTGGAAACGTGCATAAGAGGTTGTCCAGTCACCTTTTTTAGCTTCTCCGAAAATCTCCCTTGCGCCACGGGTAGCGGTCAGGATAGGAATTACCATAGGGTCAATATAAGATGTAAATTCAACAGGAATACCGCTGTTTGCTGCTGTAACCATAGCAGCGTCGTTCGCTAACTGGTCAATGCTATCATTTGCCAAAATGCCACGGATAGGCGCGCCAGTATCGAACACGATACCATATTGTTTCATAACATCAAGCTGTTCTTGCAAGCCTAATTGATTTTCAAACATTGTGTTTTATCCCCTTTCATTAAGCCCAGTTACTGATGACGATAATATCGCCTACAGCACCGCCGCCGTTAATATTTACTACTTTATAGTCAGTTTTTACTGCACCCTCTACAGTTGCGCTTGCCGTGCCAGTTTTAATGCTGCCGTCTTTAAGCACTGCGAAAACGCTTTGTCCTACGGTGGCAGCCGTCCCTGTAACAACAGCAAAGTCACCTTTGACTGCTACGGATACGGGAAAGCCTTTAGGAACAGTGTTAGAAGCTGATTCGTTATAACCCAGCGGGTTAGTGATTTCACGCACTGCAAAGCCCAGCGGCGCATCTTCGCCTGTGGATTTTACAAAAGCGTCGTTATCTTTTTCGGTTGCCGCCCATACGAAACCGCCAATAGTTACGGTGTCGGCTGCGCAATAGCCTTTTTGAGTGCTTACTAAAGGATTGGTACTCATATGTTGACCGGGTACACCAATAGCAGGCAGGATGTTTACTTTTCCTTTAAATTCGTTAGCCATTTTTCTTTGCTCCCTTCTTATCGAATAGTGATGTTTTTCAAGTTTTTCATGTATTCAGGAGTTTTTTCACTGGATACGCTGAATTTTTTGATTGCTTCGTCGTTGGCATGTGTGACGTCGAAGCGTTGTTTTTGCAACACGTCAACCATAGCTTTGTAAGATTCTTTGGGATATTTAGAAGTATCAATGCCTTTAGCTTGCAAGGCTCTTGCGTAGATATCTTCTGCACTGTCATACGCCATAGCGTCGACGTTACCGAGTGCGAAAGCGCAAGCGTTAGCGGCAGCGTTAAGTTTTTTCACGCGTTCCATAACATTTTTTTCCGCTTCTGCTTTAGCATTAGCCAGCAATGCGGGAAGTGCGTCTTTAGCAAGGTATTTTTCCTCACCTTCGCGCTCGTGGTCGCGGTCAATCCGTTTCGGATCGTCTTTTTCGTAACGCTCGCCTGCTTTGATACCCATTTCAAACCCAGCTTTAAAGGCAGGGTCTTTCATGCGTTCCTCAAGTTCATCATCTTCTGCTTTTTCTTCCTTGTCCTCGTCTTTAGCTTTTTTGGCTAAATATTCTTCCATGCCTTTACGCTCATGTTCTCTATCGAGTTTTGCGCGTTCGGCTGGATTTTTTTCCAATTCCTCGCCTTTAGCTACGCCCTCGGCGTAAGTCAATTTTTCGTCCATACCTTCACCGCCTTTTAATTCTAACAGTTTCGCCTTAATAGTGTCTTTTTGTGCAGCTTCCAGCCCTGTAAAAAACTTGTCTACAAGCTCGTCGATTGAAATATCTGCGTCTACATCCAAGCCGATTTCTCGGGGGTCGTAGCCTTCTACCTGCGCTTCAACCACATTTACAGCCTTTTGCAAGTTAGCCAATACAACTTCCGCTGCTTCGATACCTAAATCAGCGTCTTTTGCAAAGATAACGCGCTGTAAATCAGCTTTGCGGCGTTTGAAGCTTAAAATATCTTTGGAAAGATTTTTCATTTGCTTTTTTTCTCCCTTCGTTGTTTTTTCTATCTCAACAGGTAAACTGTCGGATACAACTACATCACTGCCAGCCCTGCCTTGCGGCACAAGGGCAACGTGATTTCCTCGAATATCTCGCATAACAAAATCATATTTTGCGCCCTGATATTCCCCTGCGGTCATATCGGGTGTATAGCGGTAGCTGCAAGATATCTGCTTACAGCTTCCGTCCTCGACGGATTTAATCGCCTTTTTATCGGTGATAGATAACGCATTTAATAAATACGGTTCTTCAAAGCGTGCCTCTGTTCCTGTGCTGCCTATCTGATATTCTTTGGGCGGCGCGTCGGCGGTATAGTCGTGGTGTCCCTGCATTAGCGGAAAGCCGTTAAATGTTGGGGCAGCTTTAGCCAGTTCTTCCGGGTCACGCAGTCCATAGTAGACACGTTCGGGGTTTAAGCCTAAATCCTGCCAGTTCGGAATTTCACGCCCTAAATACGGGTTTACGGTCGCCTTACTGATTGGGCAGGCGTCAACGTGCATAAATCCGTTTTCGTCTATTCTGCGCGCTGTTATGGCGGCGTCAAACGCTAAAATATTGTTTTCCCGTTCCATATGGTCAGCCCTTTCGTTTTAACTATTTTTATACAAAAGTCTTTATTTGTTATTTTGATTATATCACAGGTTAACTTAATTATTGCTCGTTAGCGAGTAATTCGGTGATATCGGGTCGAAAATCACACCTGCAATATGGCAGTTCTCCCGGTAAAACATTTCTGCCTACATCTTCGTCATAAAGCCCCTCGTCTAAATCAAATGTCTTTCCATTCATTGCAATGTGTGTTTTACGGCTGCTTTTCTCGCCGGGTATATGTATCCATATGCCTTTTTTTATACCGATATCCTTCGTCTGCATAACGTTTAACGCCTGCGTTGCCTTGTTGGTTTGGTCTATGGCTATCAGTTCTGCCCGCCGTTCTGTAACCTTGTTAAGGTCTTTTATGTGCTGAAATATGCTTGCCATATCCCGCCCTTTAAGTGCGCTGTCAATTACAACATTGGTTAATTTATCAAAGTATTTAGGGGCAATACTCTTTATCAAATTTACGTTACTCGCTACCATTTCTTCAAGTAGCGGTTGATGTAAGGCACTAATGTGAAAATCTATCACAATGCCCGCTTTTTTTAGATTAGCCATAAGCCCCGCTTTAGTCTGTTTATCTATCTTACCGATAAACTTGCTGGCTATAGCGTCCAGTTCCTCGGCTTCCCATTCGCTTATATATCTGCCGAAACGCGCTTTTATAGCGTCAATAAGCTGCTGTAAGCGTCTATTGTCGAAATCAACAGGCGCGTCATTCGTTACCATTTCCGACGCTCTAAACAGCTTGTATTTTTCAAGCACAAACTTTAACGCTGCCTTTTCCATTTGTTTTATTAAGCGGCGTATCGAACGGGCGTATTCGTTCTGTATTCCGACGCTGGCAGGTATTCCCGGTATAGTTACCTGTCGCCGCCGTCGTCTGATTTTCGACGCCATACATTAGCCCCCTTTTGTAAGGTTTATGCGGAATTATTTGATATAACCCCGCATTTTTTCCCATTTTACTTATTTTTAATCAATTATTTCGTTTTTTTATTCAACTTCTTTTGGCGGCTTTTCATCTTGGCTCAAAACTTCCCGCTTTTCAGTTAATCCTAACAGTTCGCGTTCTTCCTCGCTTAATTCTTCCTCGGGTACGCTTTCTTCGTTGAGGTTATTAAAACCGCTTTTCGGATCAGCTTTCAGGCACTCCCTGCCCTCGTCAGGACTGATGACGCCATTAGATATATAAATCTGCTGCGTTTCAGCTTTGATTTTGTTTACAGTAGCTATCCTTTCTTCTTTTTCTTCTGATAATGGATTGAAGGTAAAATTTATCTCGTTATCTATCTCGCCCCATTCCTGCACTTGTAGTACCTTTAAGACGTATTCTATTTGGTCACGCAGTTGCTTTTCTTGCTGGCTGGCTATGTGGTCGTAGTGGTTATTTAAATCACTTTCACCTGTATTAAATCCGGACGGCGTTAAGCCCCACATTTTTGTTACAGGCTCATTGAAGTAAGCCGCTACAATCTCCATTGCCTGACTTACTATATCCTTTACGCCAGCTAACGACGTTGATTTTATATCAATATCTTCCGATTCTTTATCTATCAGCATTACCCCGTCGTTACTGCGATACTGGACGAAGTTATTTACACGGTTATCAATCTGCGCCCAGTCACCGCCCGAAAAAATCTGCTCGTTAAGATTCGTTTTGAATACTGTTAAACTAAATTTAGTTAACAGCCTTGCTTCTGCTTCTCGGCACTCCGTAAAGTGCGCCACGGCGTCTAATACAATCTGTGCAAGCGGAATACCGAAAAAGTTATAAGCAGGTCGTAATATCGTCGGCAGCTCATTTTCCTGCACTGGCGGCAGGAAGCGGCTTGCGTCTACAGCTTTCCCCATTACAAACCAATATCGTGGCTTGAAGTAATATTCTTGCAGCGGGTCTGCTGCGTTGTATTGACCGGGGGAAAGGTTATACGGCTCTATAACTTTCAAACGCCGCAGTTTTTTACCTCGTAATTCGTTCTTCGTTAAAATTAATGGATTTAGCAGGTTTTCACTGGCGGTGTCGATTCCGTCGAAGTCCATGTATACTAAACTACCGCCATAATACTTACTGATACTTACCGCTTTGCGTAGTGTCGGCAGCAGGTTTATCTTGGTTATTAATTCGTTAAGTCTGTCCAGCTTTGCCTGTTTATCGGTATCAGGGTCATTGTTGCCCTTTGTTGTTAGCGTTATGCCCTTTTCTACCATTTCATCAGCAATCATCTCACAGCCTGCCCGAATAAGCCCGTTTTGCGCAAGCCCTGTTAAATAACCGTAGCCTAAAAATTGCGGGTATGCACTCATGCCCATTATAGAGATAGCATGATGTAGCAATGAATGACATTGACCTATAGCAGCGTCATTTGCTTTTTTGGTATCTGCGTCTACCTCTGATAGCGTAGCTGGCGCACCGTACATTGTTTTAATGTCGGCAAGGGTCGGCACTCTTGGCGTACCTTCTACCGGGTTAATAAGGTTTAATGCTTTCAATCTCGGGTCTTTTCTGATTCGTTCTTTGTTGTTGAAAGCCTGATTTTCGTTGCCGCTATTTTTTCGGGCGGTAGTCAGTGCTTTCTGTCTAATACGTTTCTGCGCGTTTTTGCTGTTGTTCATTTCTTTTCCCCCTATTTATTTACGTTTTACTTTCATTGGCGGGTGGCTGTTTT